GCACCGGATCAACCACCGAGTCAGACCTGGCTATTTCGGAACGCAAAGCGAACGATCCTGCAGCCTCAACAACCAACCCGACAAAACCCTGAACAAGACCCTTGAACTCCAAAACCGGGCCCTGATCGAGGTACAGGAGCTCACCATCCTCAGTGACCGCCCACATCGCCGCACCATCCTTGCAACGCACGTCAACATGGCACCTCGACGGATGCCGAAGATCGAGAGTCACAGACCCTTTGTCGTAGTACTCCCAACCCTTTGTGTTCACCGACATCATGACTAGTTCCTCGCAAACTTTGACACGAGACGCCGAGCGACGATCCGATGAGAGATCATCGCATACAACTGATCCGTAGCCGCCGACGCATAAATCCTGGTCGTAGGATCTGACGTCACGAACGTAGAGTTGAGCGCCGGCTGAGACGAGAAAATCCGACCCATATGCCAGTAGTTGAGCAACCTCCGGAACTCGCCGGACACGCTGCTTTCAGCGTGACGATACTCATCATACCGAGGAATGTACCCGAACACTCCAGCAGGAGTTGCAGTGTCACCGTAAACCTCGAAATTGGTGATAGACTGCTCGCCCAGCATTTCGAGCTCTTTCTGCCAGAAATCGCTGTAGGTACGCCGAAGGAAGGTCCGAGGCACCGCGTTCACATAGACCGTCTTAGGACGCACCACCAACAGAGAGATCACACAACCATGCTCCTCGAAAAACCGTCGATACGGCCGCGACACCATCGCCGAAATCCCATGACCAGCAAGAGACCCGACGTCCGCCGAACCAGAGTCAGCCGTAGAGAGCACCTCAGAGAATGAAATCGTCTGCTTCCCTCCACCAAGATACTCCGGACGATCCAACCTCGCGTCAGAGGAATTGATCCCCAAGAACGCCAGCAAATCCCGATACCTCGAACCGTACCGATTGCGATGCTCCCGAAATTTCTGCAGAGCCATCGCAGTCCGCCACGCGTTGATGTCCATCGTGATCCCAGCACCCGATAGATCAGCAACGACATCCGGGTTTGTGTTCGCACCACCCGTTGTACGCACGAACACACGCGACGGCGTGTTAAATGGCGTCGCCGTCGCATTGGCATACACAGTAGTACCCGTACTACCACTCTCCCGAACAGTTATGTTCGGTGTCGTCTGAGTCGACCCAGACTCGATACCAAGTCCCTTCACCGGAGCAGTCGTACCACCCAACGTCACCACCTGAGTGTTAGTACCCTGCTGAGGAGCACTCCGCGCCGTAGTGAAATAGTCCTTCTCCCAGGCACCCGACCGGATCAAATAATCCGCAGCGACATCACCAGTGTCACCGTTTCTCTCCGGAGCTGCAGCCGTCAAATCTTGATCCCGGTAGAACTCATTGAAGATCATGTTGTACGCCCGAAACGGCAGCGTCTGAACCGTCACCGACCCAGACGGAACCTCAGCACCAATGCCCATCGCCTGAGCGAACAACTTCAACGCCGTATCACCCGAAGCAATAGGCATCGTCGGAAGCGACAGCCCCGACTGAGACTGCGTGATGAACGTCTCCCAGTTCGACCACACCAAACGCCACGGAACGTACCAGTGATGCAACGACACGTGCACGGGATGCATCACCGGAGAAACCAGCGGCGCAACCCTCAACAAGCACGCCGCCGAATGCCGGAAACTATCTCCCGGCAACACCTCCATGCACATCACAGGGTACAGCAACCCCATGTTCAACGACGTAAGCCTGTAGTGCGACAGGCCATGTTTCGATCTCTTCATGACTCACTCCACGTTAAAACCGCTGCCCGATGACCAGTAGCCGTCGACGCCCACCAGCCCGGCGACGACCCCGAGCACCAAAACGACGAACACGGCGCCCGCGACCGAGCCGACGACGAGACACCCGACCGCGACGAAAGGAACGACGTCCACGCATGACACACCTCCTAGGGTAAATGCCCGGGTTTACGGTACCCGCGCAGCACCGGCCGACCCATTGTCGGCTGCAACGACGACGAACCCGATCCGCCGCCGAAGTTCTCTTTCCAAACGTCGCCGATCCACTTCCCAGCGCCGTACATTTCACCAATGACGTCGCCATACTTGTCAGCAACATCCTGCGAGTTCGGAATACCCTCGCGAACATGCCAGCCGCCCTCACCGAAAGCACCCGGCACAAACTCCGGACCACCACCGGCACGCGCCCCGAGCGCAGACGCCCTAGCAGCAGCCAACATCGACCTCGACTGAGCCTCGTTCAGCATCACCTGAGAGCGAATGAGCTCCTCATTCATGCGATCAACGCGAGCCTGCCTATTCCGCTCGAAGGTATCCCGAGCTCGCGCCTCAGCACGACCCAACGCATCCGCAGACCGAGCAGCACTCTCAGCCCGCCGCCGATCAATGCTGTCGGCGTCCTGAGCCATGTAATCATCAACCGCATTCCCGAAACTCTGCATGCCCTGACCGATCGAGTCGCCCCAAGTGATCGGAGTGGCACCGTAATCTCCACCAAGTCCCGAAGCACCCAACGCAGCCAACGGATGAATGCCAGCACGCTTGGCATCCAACACCGTAGCGAAAATGCGATTTTTGAAGTGCTTCCACGACGAATTATCGCTACCGAAAAGACCGGACAGACCTCCCAACAAGGAACCGCCCAAACCGATCAACGCTCCGAAAGGGAAAGCCATTCTCACCTCCTACGCAACGCCCGGGCCACAAGGGCAGCATCGGCAATCTCGCCGATAGAGAGACCACGACGGATCGCGTGACCAACGATCCCCTCGAAGAAAGCACCCGGCGAGTCCAACTGACCATGACGAGCCTTCCGCCGATTGGTCTTGTCCTCACGATACCGACGACGGTTCAACTCCCCGAGAGCCAACAACCGCCGCACCTGATTAGCGCTATGCACGTTCACCGTGCTCCCGCGAACAGAAACGTACGAGCCCTTCACCGCGGGCAACCTAGCCGGCAACCGGATACGAACGGCCGCACGCACCATGCGCCCCTTGGGCGCAGCGACTACCGTCCGAAGAACGCGCCTACGGCGCTGAGCCTGTGCAGGAAAAGGATAGGAATAAACTTCTCTCCGTGACCTTACGGCCAACGGCAGAGGTACATAGGTGTAAACAGTCAACACAGGCCCACGACGCACGACCGGGACAAAACCCGGACCGTGCAATGTGGACTCACCGCGTCGAACGTTTGAAACGCGCCTGCGACGTCGCATACCGATCAGCTCCTTGCATCACCTCAGAAAGGGTTCGAGCGCGGTCTTCTGAACGACGGGACCCCCAATCTGCGATTTGCAAACGAGCGACTACGTCACGCTCTTCTGGGGTCAACTCCGCCGGCGGACGACCCCCCGCGTTCAGGTAACAGGAAATGAAGTGCCTGCGGCCACCGTCACACAACGGATACCACTTGCCGCCGAGACAGAACCGAGAGGGCCAATACAACAGCCCAGTCCGAGCAGCCTGCTGAGCAATAAAACCGATCCTAGGAAAACCAATGCCTGGACGAAGCGACATCCTAACGATCCGCGGGAACCTCACAGGAGACTGCTTGAGGGCGTAGCCAGCAACGTAGCCAATGGCTCCCCTACGGACATCACCAACAGTCGAAAATCCAGCTTTCCACACGCGCGACAACGTATGCCCACCGAGCTCAAGGCACGGACCATACGTGATGAGATGCCAGTGTCCTCGTCCGCTGACTTCCCCGTACTCTCCGACAGCGAAATAACGAGCTTGCCCGAACGAAACACGAAATCGTTTGAGGAACAATTGCAGGTCTCGGACCGACAGTTCACCGGGATCTTCCTCGTAGGTCAGCGTCAAAAACCGCACATGAGAAAAGTCGGCCGCCTCCAGCAAGAGACGGCCGACCCAGGACTGCTTACGTCGTATCCGGCAGGGATGGCACCTGCCGCATCTAACCCGGTCAATCAGACCGTCGGGGTGACGCACAACGTAAGGGGCGACACAAGCCACGGACCACCATCTTTAGTAACAGCACCCATATCAGGTAGCTGTCACCTATGCAATACACATCAAGTAGTGGGTATTGCACCGAGTTAGCAGCGCCCCTGGCCGACCCCTACGCGGGGTCGGCAGTCTCTCCATCATCATCCTCAGCTTCGCGACGCGCCTTCTTGGGCTTGAGCCCCTTCTTGGGAGGCTCAGGAGGCGCGTCATCTGCATCCAAGGGGGAAATCGGCCTTTCGGGCGGAAGCACCTCTGGAACCACCGGACGAGCTTCTGGAGGCTCCATGTGACCGAGCCCAAACGGATCAGGCTCATCATCCTCGAACTCAAGCTCATCTTCCTGGATTTCCCGAAGCAGCTCCTCAACCTGCTCGTCCTCCAGCATCCCACGTTCCTGCAGCCGCCAAAGCTGCTCCCTGATCGCCTCCTGAACAGCAGCCTGGACAGGATCAACCGCCGTAGTCACCGACACCTGCGCTGGCACCGGATCAACCACCGAGTCAGACCTGGCTATTTCGGAACGCAAAGCGAACGATCCTGCAGCCTCAACAACCAACCCGACAAAACCCTGAACAAGAC